TGATACGGCGACCACCGAGATCTACACCTAAGCCTTCGTCGGCAGCGTCAGATGTGTATAAGAGACAGGTGGTCGTAGAAGACAACAATGGAAATCAATTCTTCTTAGGTGAAGATTTTGATGGAGGATATTTATCAGCAGGAACTGCAGCAACGGGAGTTGCATTCGGTGATAGCTCTCAGTATTCTATTACATTATCGTTCTTCCAAAGAGCACCTATGATGAAACTTGACGCAGATATCGCATCTGTAGTTTCAGGTATTACAATCGTAGCATAATTATATTATATAGTAAGGGGGATTAACGTCCCCCTTATTAAGCCAAATAAAAAGACAATATGAAGAGTAGTAGACGTAAAGGAGAAATACAACATGGATTTCCAGGTAAGTTTAAAACCTACAAGAAGGTTGGATTTAAAGAAGTGCCTGAGTTGTCTACTGAAGAGAAACAACAGGAGATTCTAAATAAGATGAAACCATGGGTATATGACCCATCAAAAATTAAAGCTAAGTTCTCAATGATGGCTAAGGCTGTTCAACCAACAGGACCTACACCTACTCCTGTGACTCCTACTCCTACTCCGACTAATACGAGTACACCTACTCCACCGACTCCTACTCCAACACAGACAACAACAGTAACTCCAACACAAACTAATACTCCTACACCTACTCCTTCATCAGCACCAGCATTTGATAGTGATGCAGCAGCTTACTTAGCTGATGTATTATCAGCGGGTGGTACAGGTATTACTTCAACAGTATCAGGAGCAACTAATACATTATTTACAGAACTTAAGACTGAAGGGTTATATAGTAAGTTAATTGTATGGTATCCATTCCTTGGGGGTATTGATACTTCTCACGCAATTATGGGTGACAGAACTCAAAGTACATATGATATGACATTTTATGGTGGAGTAACACATAGTTCAAATGGAATCATAGGTAACGGTTCCAATGGTTTAGGTATTACTAATTATGTAAATGGTAGTTTACCAAGTACGAGAACTCAATTCTTATATAACGTTCTTTCAACAGCTAATGACCGTTATAATAGTGGTGGTGGAAATGGTTCACAAAACAATATAATCACAAGGTTTGCTGGTGGTACTAACGCATTCTTTGCTCATGGTGCTCTTCAATCATACACAGCAGGTTCTATAGGTCAGGATGATAGAGGTAACCTTATATCTTCTATAGATGGTAGTAATACTTTAATAGGATATAAAAATGAAGTACAAGCAGTTAACACTACAAGTTCTAATAGTACAGGTAGTAATAACTATTTGTCAGTATTAGGTAATAACACCTCTATAATTCCAGCTACTCCTTTTTCACCAACTAATCAAGTAAGTAACGCTACCATAGCATTCTACGGTCACGCTACATATATGACAGCTGCTGAGATGGTAAAATTTAGTGAGATAATAAACGACTTCCAAACAACATTGGGAAGAAATGTATACTAAGATATGAACGTAGGATTATTAACAGAAATACAAAAAGACCAATTGATAGGTCAGAAATACTCAGCTGATTCATACTTTGCACCTATGCAAGATTGTAATGATAGTTGGGTTATAACAACACAAGAGATTGATAATAATATAAACCCTGAATTTGATTGGGTATCAACATTAACATTAATCAATTGGTGTGAGCCGGTAGGACCACCATTCCCACCAACAGAATAAATAAAAATAAATAATAAAGATATGACAATAGTAGATATAGTACCTGTAGTAAGGTCATTAGACAAATTAGAAATATTAGACGTTTCAGTTCAACTTGATAGTTCAGCTCGTATTTCAGCTCTTATAAAAGGAGACGGTCTTACAGAAGGACATCAATTACTTATGGATGGTGCTTCTTATGCAGCATGGGGTTCAGATGATGAATACGTGATTAATTGGACAATAGAACAATTAGGATTAACCAAAACATAAATGATAGATGCCCTTGGTGAATTCATATTTAAACGTGAAGTCTACACAGGATATAGTGTAGGTAAGTTTATATTGGATTTAAGGACAGATATATTAGAGGTTGAGGTATTCTATCATCAAGAACATAAAAAGTCCTTTAAACGTGAGATATTCAAGTTTAACGGAAAGGGTGAAGTAGACATTGAACTAATATTAGATAAAATATATAACCAACATTATTAATGTTACTAATTAAAAGAAACGAAATTAACGACTTAGCTGTAACTGTCTCTAAACATAAGACAATTGCATCGCCCTACTACCTATTTTCCTTTCAACATATTATGTCTAAAGAAACTGTTCAGTTTTTTCCAAAGAACATTTCAACCTCAACAAATAGATATGACGAATTTCAATTTCATGAAGGTCAAGAACCCACTAATTATACGGGTGATATACCTTATGAAATATTCCCATTTGAGGGACAGTATTATTATTCCATATATGAGTGTTTTACTACAGGTAATACCAACCCACAGTTTGCTTATGAGAAGTTAGAAGAGGGTAGAGCCATTGTAGAAGACAGTCAAGTACCTGACCCATATACATTTACTTATCAATCTGATAATGAGAATAATGCCAATTACATATATTACACACCAGGAACTAATGTACCTCGTCTTCAGGTATCAATGTCTGTATCAGCTTTCAATAATTACCCTTTAAATTATTCATGGCAATATGGTTACCCTTCAATGTTTATACAACAACTTGTACCAGGTGGTAATATAGATGTTGTACCGTCTTGTTTATATGATGAGACATTGGAAGGTTGTTTCCTAAGGGCTTCAGGTGATACATGGTATCAAGAAATACAAACAGGTTCAACGTGGCCAGGTTTCAAGGTATACTTTGATTTAGATGAGGTTAAAGGATTAGGTTATACATTTGGTAATGCGGATAACACAACAGGAAGAACAATTACAGGTATAACATATAATACCTTTGTACAACTGACAGATACATTCCTTATTGCTCAGAAAACTTTCCATTATAGTGATGGAACTAATGTAGCAGGTGGAGCTCAAGGATTTAATACAGGTACTGATTTACTTGTAAATTATGACTTACAAGGTAATGAATCACCATGTGTGTTACCAACACCTACTCCTACTCCTACAAGTACGACTACCCCTACTCCAACACCAACTAGTACTCTTGCACTTACTCCTACTGTGACAAGTACTCTTACACCTACGCCGACTACAACACCTACAACCACACCTACTAACACTCCGACAACTACACCTACTAATACACCTACACCAACTCCAACAACAACACATACACCAACGCCAACACCAAGTGCAACTCCACCAGAACAATTCTTTATTTTGGCTGAGAACTCTGACGTGTTAACAGCAGAAAATAACGATGGATTACAACAGGAATCCGCACCTTAAATAAATAAATAAAAGAATTATGGCAAACGTAAAAATTTCAGCACTTCCTCAATTATACCCAATCGACATTAATGATTTTGTAGCCATCGTTGAGAATAGTGATTCAACAACAAAACAGATTACACAAGAGAAACTGTTTGGTGGCACAGGACATACCTTCAACGTAACATCACTAGATAATAGTATGATATTCGGAGGTAAGGATAATATTATTACATCTAATGGTGGAAACCAAATCAAGACATCTGTAATCGTAGGTGGTACTTCAAACTCAATTGGAGGAGCCGCTATCTCTATCGGTGATTGTGAATACTCAGGTATCTTTGCAGGTGAACAGAATACTATCAATGGTGGTGGAGAGTCGAGAGGACAAACTGTTATTGGTGGTAAACTTAACAAATTACAATCTGACGGTTTTTTAAGTAGTATTGTAGCTGGTGAGGATAATACCGTATCGATGCAAAAAGCAGTAATAATTGGTGGTGGTAGTAATACCCTAAATAGTGGATATGAGGGTGTCATTGCAGGAGGTTCAGGTAACCAAATCAATTCAGGTGAGAAAAACTTTATTGCTGCATCTAATGGTTGTAGTTTAAATAACTATCCAATTAGAAACTTTATATTAGGAACTGAATCAGGTACTATATCAAGTGCAAGGTTCTCAAGTATTATAGGTGGTTATGCTGGTACTATTAATAGTGGTGCTAACTTCCAATCAATGATTAACTCTAATGGTTCTATTACAACTAGTAATGAAAGAAACATAATGATTAACTGTACTAACGGTAACATCGAAAATTCTGTTACCGAAAGTGCATTAATATCATCAACTAATGTAAACATTGCAAGTGATGAGACTAATGTTACGGTACTTAACTGTAAACCAACAAATTTTGAAAGTTTAACCCTTGTAAGTAACGCTACCTACATTGGAATTAGTAGTACAATAACAGGTAACAACCAATACTCAGGAACGACACACACAGAGTCATTACACGTATACAACCAATTCTCTCATGAGATTATAGATGGTGGTAATGTATCAGGTGTAGTACCTGTAAACTTAAATTTGGGTTCAGTATATAAGTTCACATTAGTAGGTAACATCACAAGTCTTGATTTCACAGGATGGAGAGAAGGTGGAGACTACAAGTTTTGGGTTACAAGTACAGGAAACTTTAATATCTCAGCAGCAACAATTGATGGTGGTGGTGACGTATTAGCTAAGGGTGGGTCTTTAAATCCTACCAATAGTGGTTTCACAAAATACACAGGAACCGTAATAGACGGTAACATGATATTGAATGAGGAATTAGACTTCCAAGTTGTATAAGAAGTGAGATAAATGAATAAATTATATTATTAAGTAAGTATGAAGAATACAAAAAATGATTTAAGGGTATTTGAGTTTGGTCAAGCAGCTATCCTCCCAAGTTTTGAGGAGAAGATAACTAACAAGGACTGGATTCTCTATGGCCCACAGAATGACTTACCTCAAAGAAACATCGATATGTTTAACTACAGTTCGGTGAATAGAGCTTGTCTTAAAGCTGTTATCAACGGTATCATTGGTAAAGACTTACTTATTGATGGAGAAGAAGGATATACCCTTGTAAACTCCAAAGAGACTCTGTATGACTTATGGAAAAAAGTTTCAACAGACTTTGCCATCCACGGTGGATTTGCTATGAATACGGTTAAGAGAAGAGATGGTGAGGGAATAGCTTCCCTAT